AGAGCCGTCCGAACAGAACAAGTTCCGCCGCCTATACCTAAACCAGTGGACCTCCTCGGAAACGCAGTGGATACCGCTTCAGAAATGGGATGAATGCCTTGCTCACGTACCAGACGAAGAATTTAACGGCTGCGACTGCTGGGGGGGGCTCGATCTCGGAACAACTGGAGACTTTACTGCTCTCTCGCTTGTGTTCCGGCTGCGAGACGGGCGGATCGCCCTCCGCGTCTGGTGCTACGTACCGGACGAAACATTGGACGAGCGGCAGCGCCGCGACGGAATCAACTACCGCTACTGGGTAGAGCGCGGCTGGCTGCGCACCACGGGCGGGAAAACCACTGACCAGGGTGAAGTGTTCCGGCACATCGCCGAACTGCACGAGCGGTACCAGATAAAAACGCTGGCATTTGACCGCTGGCGGGCCAAGTACATCGCCGAGAAGTGCGAAGACATTGGCATCTCGATGATGGAGTTTGGTCAGGGATACGCCTCAATGAGTCCCGCCATCGAGCGGTTTGAGGATCTGGTCTACAACCACCGGCTCTTGCAGGATGGAAACCTTTGCCTGCGCTGGAACATGGACTGCGCACAGGTCATGAACGACCCAGCGGGGAACAAAAAAATCGTGAAACCAAAAACTTACCAAAAGCAGAAACACGTTGACGCCTCCGTATCCTCGGTTATGGCGGTAGCGGGTATGTGTCTGGCCGAGGTGGTTGACGACCCGTACTCTCGCGGGCGTTCGGCGGTGATCGTTTGATCGGATTTCTACGCAAAGCGGCCTCGTCGCTGTGGTCGCCGGAATGGTACGAGCGCAACGGCTTTTACCGCCTCGCTTCGCTGCTTGGCGCGGGTAAATCGACCGCATCCGGCGAACTTATCACCGTTGACCGTGCGATGCACTGCGCGGCGGCGTTCGTCTGCACCCGCGTCATCACAGAAAGCCTCGCGTCGATGCCATTGCCGGTGCTGCGTAAGGACGGAAACACCCGTATCGAGGAGCGCGATACGCCAGCTTGGCGCATGTTTAACGAGCGCGCCAATACCTACCAATCAGCCAAGCTGTTTCGCCGCACCATCACCCATCACGCGCTGAATTACGGCAACGGATTTGCCCGCATTGACCGCCGCAGCCAGTCACCGAACGGCGAAGCGTATGCGATGCACATTATCCACCCGACGAACTTTGTCAAAAAGACCGCCGGCCAAGGTGGAGCGCGTTTTGAGTTCACCATCGACGGAAAACAGGAAGTCTACGAAGACTGGCAAATCTTTCACCTGATGGGCCACTCGGATGACGGCCTGATTGGTCAAGGCGCGGTCGAGTTGGGCAAAGAAGCCATCGCCCAGGCGCTCGCTATCGAGTCTTTTGGAGCAACTTTCTTCGGTCGCGGCGGTCTAAAAGCCGGACTCCTGAAGAAAGTCATTCCATTTAAGACCGACCAGGACCGGAACCGTTTTGAACACGATTTCAAGGAAAAGTACCGCGAAGGCCGCGACTCTTTCCACAAAAACCTGCTTGTTGAGGGCGATTGGGACTACAAGCCCATCGGATCTGACCCGACAGAGGCCCAATTGGTCGAGGCCCGCGCCGCGATGGTGCCGGAAATTGCCCGTTTTTATGGGCTGACGCCTCACCTCGCCGGCGACCTGAGCCGCGCACACTTCAACAACGTCGAGCATTTGTGGATTGAGTTCCTGAACATCACGGAAATGCCGTGGATGACCCAATGGGAGCAGGAAATCCACCGTGTGATTTTTACCCAGGCGCAGCGTGACAAGGGAATGTACGCCAAGCACAACACGGCGGCGTTTATGCGCGGCGATTTTGAGGCCCGGATGCGGTCTTACGCCACTCAGCTACAGAACGGCATCATCTCAATCAACGAGGCTCGCGCATTTGAGGATCTCGACCCAGTAGACGGCGGCGATTCGCACCACATTCAGCTAAATATGCAGACGGTTCCCGGTTCCGGTGAGCCGACGGCAAGTGAAAAGGCCGCGATGGCCAAAACACAGGGGGCCACGTAATGAAGCCATTTTCGGCCAATGAAAAGCAGTTTTTGACGTGCGAGATCAAAGCCGTCGAGGATTCCGGCGAGTTTCGCGGAATCGCCAGCGTTTATGGTGTCGAAGATTCCTATGGCGATGTGATCGACAAGGGCGCATTCACGAAAACCATCTCCGAAAACCCAATGATCCCGATTCTTTGGCAGCACGACTCGCGCGAAGTGATCGGTATGGGCGAGGTCAAGGAATGGCAGGGGAAAGTTCTCGTCTCCGGCCGTCTCGACATGGAAGACCCGACCGCTCAGAAGGCTTATCGTAAGCTAAAAAACGGCCTCATGAAGGGGCTGTCTATCGGCTTCTACGCAATCAAGACCACATGGGAAACGGTCAATGAGCGGGCAATTCGGCATATCTCCGAACTGAAGCTTGTTGAAGTCTCCGTCGTCACGTTCCCTGCCCTCGAATCCGCCCAGGTCACCAGCGTAAAGAACGCCGACGAACTTGCCGAGCGCGTGAAAGCGCTTGAGGAAAAACTTACCGCACTGGCTGCAAAAGAGCCAGCCGCAGAAACGAAAGCCGCAGAGCCGGTTGCTGACCACTCGCGTGCTGTTTCGATGATCGAGGGCATTCGCTCTCTCATCCGCCAGTAACCAACCAGCCACGAAAGGGCAACTATGGACCTCGAAAAACAGCTTGAATCGCTGGGTGGTGACATCCAGACGCTCGTAAAGAAGATCGACAACGAGCAGAAGACCAACGGCGCGAACTCGGCCACCATTCAGGAACTGAAAAGCCAGTTCGAGACGGCGCTGCGGCGTCAGGACGAATTGGAGCAGAAGTATACCTCGCTCCAGTCCACGCAGGCCAAGGCAAACCGGACCATCCTGGACGAAGTCAAGGAAAACGACTCGGTTCAGCGCCTCATCCGCGACGGCGGGCGTGGCCGCGCGCACCTGAGCCTCAAGGGTGCCGCCGCTGCCGATCTCCTGGAATACAAAAGCACCATCAGCTCGTCCAGCATTGGCTTTCCGACTGCCGGCGTGATGCCCGCCGAAATGGGCAGCTACGTCCCGGAAGCGCGCAAGACCTTGCGTATGCGTGACGTGATCCCGTCGCGCGCCATCAGCGTCGGGCAGTATTCCTGGCCGAAGTACAGCGTCACCGGCACCAAGGCATCGCCGGTCGCGGAAGCGTCGCAGAAACCCATCAATACGTTCGACCCCACGACCGTAACGGAGCGCGTGAAGACCATCGCCACGTACTTTAAGACGGGCCGTCAGGTGTTGGAAGACTACAGCGAACTGGCTGGCATCCTCCGCTCGCTTGGCTCGTACAAGTACATGGCGGAAATGGACGCGCAGATTCTCAGCGGGTCCAACTCGGGCGAAAACTTGAACGGCCTCATCACCCAGGCGCAGGCGTTCGACTCGGCGCTGTTGTCGGCCTCGACCGGCTACACGTACTTCGACCAGCTGAACGCGGCCGCCCAGCAGATCGCCGAAGACGACGAAGGCGCGCCGACGTTCTTTGTCCTGCATCCGCGCGACTGGTTTAAGATGACCCGTCTGAAGGACGACAACAAACAGTACCTGCTCGACGGGCCTCAGGGCAACGTGACCGCGCAGGGTATCTGGGGCATGACGCCGGTTGTCACCACGCAGGTTTCGTCCGGTACGTTCTTGGTCGGCAACGGTACGCCGGTTGCTGCCGAGTTCCGCAACCGCATGGAACTTGAAGTGGCGATCTCGACCGAGGACGCCGACAACTTCACCTACAACCTCGTGACGATCCGCTTCGAGGGACGCGGCCTCCTCGCCGTGTACCGCCCCGACCAGTTCGTTACCGGCACCTTCCTCAACTCGCCCGCTCAGTCCTAACCCTTAACTCCCTCCGAACCTGGGGCGGCTCCTCCGCCCCAGCCTTTTTCCATGCAACTCATTGCACAAAAACCGCTGTACATGGGCAGGAATCGGAAGATCATGCCCGGAGAGACGTTTGACGTTAGCGATAGGGCGCTCGTCACGCAGTTCTTGGAGGCGGGCCAAGCCAGTATCTCAGCACCGGGCCAAATCGTTTCCAATATCGGCGTCAAGGGCCTCGTGTCCTGCATCATGCCGACGCGAAACCGGCGCGAGTTCGTGCCGCGCGCGATTGAATGCTTTCTGGCGCAGACCTACGCGCTGCGGGAGCTTGTCATCCTCGACAACGGCGAATCCGTCGCCGATCTGATACCGAAAGACGACCACATCCGGTATATCCGAATGGCGGCGAAGTCTGCCACCGGGCAATTGCGGAACCTGTGCTGCCAGGTGGCGCGTGGCGAGTTTATCGCCCATTGGGATGACGACGATTGGAGCCACCCGGAGCGTCTGGCCGAGCAGGTCGCGGCAATCGAAGGCTATCAGGCCACCGGCTACAACTCGATCTACTTCCACGCCCCAGGCACGAACGAAGTACACCGCTACGAAGGCGCGAAAGCCTACGCTTTGGGCACCTCGCTATTCTACCGGCGCGCGTGGTGGGACAAGACCCGCTTCCCTGCCCTACTGGTCGGCGAAGACAACGAATTTGTACGCCGTTCTGCTGGCGTCATGAAGTTTACGGACGGCTCCGCGCGCATCGTTGCACGTACCCACAAAACCAACACTTCTCCCCGCATCGCGCGTTCAAGCGAGTGGAAAAAAGCAACCCTCTCTGATCTCCCGAAAGGCTACACCGCGTGAGCGTCTGGTACTGTATTCCGTCGAAAAAGCCCGCCGCCGAGGCGCAAAAGTGCGTCGATTTGTGGCGCTCGATGGGCTATCAGGTGGCATTGTGGCGCGATATCGGCGATGACCCAGTAGACTGCGATTACATCCGCTACGGCGAGTATCCGGGCTACGCAAAGGCCGTCAACGCGCTGGCGTTGGATGTCCTGGCCCTCGATGCTGCGTGCAATTGGATCGTTACTGGCGGCGACGACACCGAACCAGACCCACGCAAGCACGCCGAGGTTATCGCGCGCGAATGTTCGCGTCACTTCGGGAAGTGCGACATCCTTGACCACGGGGACGCGGAAAATCTGTTCGGCACCTACGGCGTCATGCAGCCCACGGGTGACCGCTGGGGCGCAGAGCGCGGCGGGAGCGCATACATTGACCGAATCGCCGGCTCCCCATGGCTGGGGCGCGAGTGGTGTTTACGTGCGCACAAGGGAGCGGGCCCATTGCACCCTGATTTCTTCCACATGTTCGTAGATGAAGCCCTTTTGCACGCCGCCGCATCGCAGGGAGTCTTCTGGCAGCGCCGCGATCTGACCCACTATCATCGCCACTGGGCGCGCGAGAAAGGCCATGGCGGCGTGCCGTGGTACCTCAAGACGGCCAACGGACAGAGCCATTGGAACGAGGCGAAAGCGATCTTTGAGCGCATCAAGCGCGGCGGGTTCGCGGAGTGCTTGCCTGCATGAACATCCTTTGCACTTTTGGCGGTAGCGCCTATGACCGAAGCACCGCGAAGACCGTAGAGCGCGCGCCGCGCATGGGAGCCGATGCGGTCCTGGTTTATGACGACAAATGGCTCACCGAGCAGCCGTTATGGCAAGATCCGCGATTTCAGTACCTTTTGCACCATCGCGGCGCAGGCAATCCGAACGGCGGGCGCGGGCTTGGCTGGTTCTCCTGGAAGCCATACGTCATCGCCGACGCGCTGTCCCGCTGCAACGATGGCGATGTGGTGCTGTACATCGACGCGGACACCCACCCGATAGCTGACTTCGGCATGTTGTTTGATATCTGCCAACGCGACGGCGGTCAGATGGCGTTCATGGCCACCGGGACTACTGAGCCGCTACGAAATGGCGACTGGAATAAGCGCGATTGCATGATTCAGATGGGAATGGATGAGCAGCGATGGCTCGACGCAGGGACGGCGGTGGCGCGGTTCATGCTGTTTCAAAAAGGCGCGCCCGGTATCGCCGAATTCCTCGCCGAATGGCAGGAATGGTGCCTGGACCCGATATGCCAGACCTTCGAGCCTTCTGTGCTGGCTCCTGAGCATCCCGGCTTCCGCGAACACCGCACCGAACAGGCCATCTACACGAATCTGGTCCACCGCAAGGGCCTGAAGCTCTACCGGGAAGCCTGCGAGTTCGGCGCGAAATGCCCGCAGGACTGGGACCTGTACCCACAACTTTTCTCGCAAGTCTACGAGGGCGGCATGAAGTCGCTCAATGGGAGCCGATACCGGAATGTATAGCCAACACGGGGAGGATGATCTGATTGCCTCGCTGGTCCCGGCGTCCGGTCGTTTTTTGGACATCGGCGCGTTCCACCCCAAGCAACTGAGCAACACGCGGCTCCTGTACGAGCGCGGCTGGTCCGGCGTGATGATCGAGCCGTCTCCCGGCCCCATGCGTCGCCTGATCGACTCCTACGGTTACGACGAGCGGATAACTCTGGTGCAAGTTCTCGTTGGCCCGTCTCGCGGGTTGAAGCGCGTAGAGGTTACGGATGGACCAGTATCAACCGAGAACGCCGCCGTGAGGCGTTTGTGGGCAAATGACGGGGCATATGAGGGCGTTGTCTATATCCCGATGGTGACTCTTGAAGACATTCTCAGCCAGTTCGGCGCATTCGCCTTCGTGAACATCGACGCCGAGGGCGGAAGTGTGGACCTGTTCGACCGGCTGATGGCTACGCCGATGAAACCAGCCTGTGTGTGCGTCGAGCATGATGGCGAACAGTCGACGGTCCAGCGCATCGCGCGGAACGCCGGCTACCGGGTTGAACTCACGAACGAAACGAATATGGTGGTTTGCCGGTGAACCTCGTCGCAATCATGCCCGCCCGTAATGAGGGGTGGGTGCTTGGCCTGTCCGCTCGCGCCGTGCTGATGTGGTGCGATTCGCTGGTTATTCTTGACCACGCCAGCACCGACGACACCGCCGACATCATCGCCCAGGTATCCGAAGAACACCCCGGCCGCGTGTTCGAGATGCGCGAATCGCAAACGGAATGGCGCGAGATGCACCACCGGCAGGAGTTACTGGAGTGCGCGCGTGTGATCGGGGCCACCCATGTTGCTCCGGTAGACGCAGACGAGGTTCTCAGCGCCAATCTGATAGACGGGATTCGCGGACGTATTGAGGCGCTTGCGCCGGGTACGTTTTGCGGCATTCCCATGAAGAATTTGCACCGCTCGATTAACCAATACAGAGCGGATAATAGCCCGTTCGGCTCGCAGGCAGGAACCATGCTTGCGTTTGCCGACGCGCCGCACCTGGGATGGAAGCCGCGAAACGGTTACGACCACCACCAACGCTCACCGCATGGCTCCCGCATGGGACAGATGATCCGGTGCGAGGGCGGGCTTCTCCATCTCCAGTTTGCTTCCTGGCGGCGGCTGCTGGCAAAGCACGCAGCATACAAGGTCATGGAACGGTGCAAGTACCCGACGAAGGCGGTACACCAGATCGAGCAAACGTACAGCCTCGCTCCCAACGAAAAAGGGCTTCAGCTTGCCGACGTTCCCGCCGCATGGGTTGATCAGTACGAACACCTGATGCGGTATCTCGATCTGGACCGCGAACCGTGGCACGCCGCCGAAGTCGCGCGGCTGGTGGCGGAACACGGCGCCCATCACTTCACCGGCCTGAACCTATACGGAGTGGTTTAAGGACCGACCCAAATAACCCGCTCACCCGGCTCCATTCGGGTCGAGTATCTTGTGTCATCGAATTTATGTTCGATGACTTTTGTTATCGGACTGGCTCCGTCGTCTCGCTCGTCTCCCCACACCTCCAGTTCTCTTTGTTCTGGTGTCAAGGCAAGCAATTTTTCAATCAACTCGTTGGCCGTCATATCCAAAGCGTAGCGTAAAAATGAGCGAACGTCTAAAACTTACCGTCACTTCTCCGGTTCAGACCTTCACGGAGCCGCTATCCGTTGCGGAAGTTAAAGAATTCCTTGAGATTCCTGACGCCGACACCACGCGCGATTCAATGCTCTCTGCGATGATTGAGGCCGCGCGCGAGGTAGCTGAATTAGAACAGGGGCGCGATCTCGTGGCGAAACAGTGGGATCTAGCGCTGGACCACATGCCCGACGAAATATACCTGCGTGAAAACGCGACGAGCGTGGATCTTTTCACGTACCGGGACTCCTCCGGGACTGTCACGACGATGGTCGAAGACACCGACTTCATCTTCGACACCTCCGAATTTGAGATTGTCCCGCCCTACGGCCAGATCTTTCCCACGTTCACGCCTTGGCCAGCGGCGGCGGTGCTGGTTCGCTACACCGTCACTCCGCCGGCTATCGACAAGCAAGTTTTGCTGGGTATGCGGTTCCTCATTTCCCAGTGGTACACCAACCGCATCCCGGCTGAGTTGGGAGCGTCGGCGGTGCAGCAATACCCGTATGCTCTGGCGCTGCTTCGGCATGGCCGCGTGGAGCGTGCCTGATGTACGGACGCCAAAAGCACAAAGGAAACCCCGGCCGCTTCCGCACGCTGCTGACCTTGCGGGCGTCTTCCGAGGCGCAGGCGACAAGCGGAGACGTGCAGCCAGATTGGACCGGCGCGGCACTCACCGTGCGCGGCTGCTGGGTGGACTCGACGCAGCGTATGCGGATGATCGAGG